ACCTGTCATGGCAATACCGGCACCACCAGCCACAGCGGCCAGATAATTGCCGGTTGTATCGGTGGTCAGCGCCACGGCATTCGCGGCAACTGTTGTCGCAAGACCGGAACTCGTGACATCTCCTGTTAAAGCAAGAGCACCGAATTCACCAGCCTCAGGAACATCATCATCAGTTGAGCATGTGACAACACCAAGAGATGATACAGCTGAATACTTGTCTGTGCCAGCACAGGTGAAGGATTGAAGGGAAACACTGTCAGCATTAGGGATAGTGAATTGTCGATCAGCTGTCGGGTCAGTTATGACTACACGGCTTTCAAAAGCATTGGCAGTATCACCTTCAAAAACCAGCATCCCTGGAGTAGTCGCATTGTTGGTGAACCTAGCCTCATCAGCATTCAGTGCAGGGTCAGCGCCAGCATCAGAATAATCCAAGGCAACAGTCTTGGTAGAACCTTCTGCATCAGCACCCGTGACAGCAACGCCATTTCCGGCCGCAACTGTACCAACATAATTGCCTGTCGTGTCAGTTGTCAGCGCAACAGAGTTAGCAGCAACAGTAGTAGTCAAGCCGGAAGAGGTTACATCACCAGTAAGAACAAGGTTTACAAAATCAGCACCAGCTTCAGGAACATCATCGTCAGTCCCTGCTGAGAAGACATTTGTAGTAACATCATATTGCAGCTTCTGAGTGGCAAGATCACTGTCCGGGATGCTCTGCCACGTACCAGCAGAAACAGAATCAGAAACAAATACTTGATCACCAGCGCCAGGAGCACCTAGGAAGAATAGAACACCAGTCCCAAGCTCATCACTCAGAACAGTTCGCAATTGTGCGCTTGTGGTCGCTGCAAATTGCACTAGAGTGCCACTGGTAAGAGCATCACCTCCGCCTGTTGGAGTTGCACATTCAAAAGCATTATCAGCAGCATTGCGTCTTACTAATTGAGAACCGGCACAAGACAATCCATCTGCCATCGCAGCAGTGAGACCGAACATCAAGGCTCCAGTACCAGTCTCATCAGTTATGACAGCCCGCAATTCTGCTGACGTATCATTGTCAACAAAGCTGAATGCCTTAAGATTGAGAAGTTCCTCAGCAGCATTGTCAACTAATTCTTGACCACTTAACGGTGAACCTCCATCACCAATACCATAATCAACCACAGCCATTGCCTGATACTCAGCAGTCAGCACAAGCAAAATCAATGATAGAGCAAGAACTTTAATTTTCTTATTCATGAATTATTCCTTTTCAAGCAAACAATTCTGCAGACGCATCATCAGTCATAGTCAACTTAGCTGTAAGACTGCCAGAAGGAGTTATGTTCAGAACCAAAGCCCGATAATAAATATTCGCAACTTCACCAGCGAAAATGGCACACCCATAAACAACATCAGCATCATCATCCAATGGGGTATTGAACCTGATTATTTTTTGAATTCGAGATTGATTTGTCTGCCCTGTAATTTCATCACCCGAACGAGTTTGAATTGCAATTCCAGTTGTTTCTGTATTCGGAATGGCAAGAATATCAGGAACATCCGCAGCATCAAGGATGTCTGGGATTGTCAGTATGTCATCATAACCGCTGACTGACCTCATGGTTAAAGGATCATCAACCTCAACAGCAATTATCTTGGGAACCCCTAAGATGTCCTGTCTGAACACTTTCGTTATTCTAGCAAAGTCATATATGCCTGAAATGACATCAGTGCTTATTCCTACAATAGAACCTCGATCTGACATCAGGTATTGCAAATTTGTTTCAAGACTAAAAGCATTGGCTCGCAACCTAGCGAGCCGCATATCATGCTTCGCCCGCTTGTCTATCTTTTCTGGTTGGGTAATTCCTCTATATGTTTCAGCTTCAATCAATGCAGTGTCAGCAGTCAGTTCATTAAAGTCATCATCATAAACTATGCGCTCAGTAGTTTGATAATCATTCGTCTCATCATCAAAGGTAATCTTTTTGCCTTGGGCTCTGTTCTCAAAATGCCTCTCGTGGCGAAAATTCCTGGAATTCCTTGGACTATAGATTTGCACGACAGGGTCAGCACTACGATCTTTGTCTATATATACACTCCATGTTTCAGATCGCCGCAATGCAGCAAAACCAGAATGAACAAGAACCTCTAATGCCTCTTCAATGGTGCCAGACTCAATATAGGCATTACACTCTTCTTCATTGTCTGTGCAGTGTTGAGCCCATTCCCCCAACCGGGCAGCACCAATGATGGATAAAGGTAAAGTCTTAGCATTCAGAGCAGCATCTGTCAAAACCTCATACATCAATTCCGCAGGATTAGAACTAACATGCGGAGCTAAAATCCACGCTGCACCATCCCACTTATTCCGAACATAACGCTCAGCAATAAATGAAAGTGAATCTACCTGTGTATTTAATGCCTCTATTTCACAGACACAGAGTCCGCTGATGTCAATCGGAGTTTCATTCCAGATTGAGGTGATATACTCTATTTGAATATCACTTTCAATATCAGCCTGATTCTCACCAGTAACATAATCCCCTGCATCAAGATAAGATCCAAAAAAATTAACGAACTTGTAACTAATATTGTGATCAAAATCATACTTGCCGCTGTTTTCCTGAAAGAAAATTTCCTGATAAGCTGCACCTACAGTAATCCCTATTGTCCATTTACGTTTTGAAACAGATGCAGGGTCAATGTAAATAGTCAGCTTCAATGAAGCCTGATCTGAGTCCACATGCGTAGCTACAGTAACAACACCAAAATAAGTATCAGCCTCTTGGCCAAAATTGACTTGATTATTAGATGCAGCATAAGCATGTGTCCAAAAAGAGGAAGCCCCTGGATTGGTTAAACCACCTGGATCAGCAGCAAATTCTAGAACTAATTTCGCGCGAATTGAACGAGCAATTTTACCAGCTAGATGAAGCTCAGGAAGAACAAATTCAGTTCCATCAGTTTCATCATAAAGAACTATGCGAATAGGAACCCCAATATTCTTAGTATTATTTTCAATGAAATGCAATCCTTTTGGTAATAAAAAATCAACAATAACACGATCAGGAGAATCACCAAGCCGGTATCGAGTTTCAGAAGGAAGGTCAAGTGCAGTTACATCAGCAAGAGCGGGCGAATGTTTAAGCGTTTTCTTTGCATTCCCATTGGCGTCAGTCTTTGCGATATGCCTAGGTAATATTCCGCCTCCTCTGCGCTGCCAAGGGGTCACGGTATAAAGTTGAAGTGCTCCATCTACATCATCACCTTCAATAAAATTTAAGGTGACATTTGATCCAGGTTCAGTACCATTGACTTTAAATTGTGATCCTGCGTGACGGCCTGAAAGAGCAACAATGCCTCTAACGATTGCATTATCATTATCAAGATCAACCCAAGTAGGAACTATCTGGTTGGGTGAAACCCGTTTACGCCCAAATCCAGTTGGAATTTGATCCCACACCTTTAATAGATTATCTGAAAAACCACTCTGCCCTAGTTGTCTAGATTTAGAAGCATCAGCGGTTTGAGGTGTTTCTGCTTTCGGTGCTAAAGCAGCCATCAACAAAGAACCTCCAACCCCAATCAGAGCACCTAGAAAAGGATTACTGGCACCGACAGCGAATTGAGCAAACACAATAGCAATCGGTAGGATCGACTGAAGACTATCGCCGTCTGCTGGAACACAACCCATATTGATTGGGATACCATGCTTTGGTTTAACATTCTTCCAATCTTCTGGATAGAAACAAGCATCACCTACAAATGCCACTCCATGGCTGAAGAATTCATCAGGCAGCTCTAAGGCCACAGCACATTGCTGCAATGTCAATCCATCATCAAGTTGATGAGTTTCAAATTCCAATGGATTAAGGAAATTCCTTTTAACAGTAACAAGCACAGCAAGTCCCCCTAGACCACACCGACAATTTCAACATCATAATCAACTACAGTGCCAGCAGCACTGTTCGCAAAATTCAATTTGTCATCAGTTCCTGGAGTGACTGTCCATCCAGCTAGAGGATGAACAAGTTCAATATAAGCTCCTGGAAGCAGTGTGATTGTATGTGTTGCCGCACCGAACGGACCCAGGAAGCTGTTCGCAGCTGCCGGTTTAATGATCACACTATTGGTGTTTGTCCTTTTAGCAAAAACATAGATGCCCTTAATCTTTGTGAAAAGAATTGTAGTGCCGAAAGGATTGAGCAAGGAACCAGACAAATCGATATCAGCATTGGCACTTGCTGCCAATTGCAATGAATCTGAATAAACAGAATTGCCCTGATCATTGCCGGTTCCATTAGCCAAGATGATCTCAGCAGCGGCATTTAATCTAGACTCACGAGTATCAAGATCAGCTGCTTGTGTGAAGAGCCATTTGAATCCTGGTCGGAAAGTTGCACTCAATGTCATTTCATCAAACTCCTGTGTCTGTAATAGTCTACAATCATTGGTGTCAGATCAGTCTTAGGAACACAAACAGCATCTATATTTTTCTTGGTATGAATTATCGAACCATGATAATACAAACCAACATGGACAGGTTTTAGTTTCTCCTTGACTAGGCTATTCATTACAACCATGTCAAAATCTTTTGGAAAAGAAACCACATTCCATATTTCCTTTAGGTCTAAGAAGGAGGCCTGAAGGATAGAATCATAATCATTAGAGTGAACCATCCCATGAGAAGGCAATTCAATACCTAAGAGTTCAGAATACATCAGCCTGAACAAGCCCCAGCAATCAGCACCAGCAAGACCTCTTCCACGATCTAGAAAAGGTATGCCTACAAAATCATAAGGTGAATTCCTTATCACCCCTGTCTGCTTATCCATGAAGCAATAGTCGGTGTCAACCTCCTGGAAGGATACAATTCACCGCCATAATTATCGTGACTGAAATCAGCTTCCAGTGAAAGGCGAGCAGTAGTGGCTCGTCTAAGATCAAGGAATGCAAACTGCCGCTGAATAGTGTCAGGTGCGCTGGCAATAACAAAAGTGATAGTGAACTGAGGAGGAGATGTGAGAGTTCCTATCTTATCCCATATTTCTCTTGTGACATTTGAAACACGAACAATCCCTCTCGGCACACCATCATCGTCAGTCGGCAAATCAATAGAGAATGGGAAAGCTGTATAAGTATTCCCGTCATGAACTACATCTTCAAAATTATTTGTGTATCTGTAAGTTGTTGAAAAGCTGCTATGACTGATAGCAATAAGAATGATTCTGGGATCAGGATTACTAGGATGAAGGAGGTTGCGTTTACCATCTATCGTTACAGTCATGTCGGTTGTTGCATAAGCGCAACCCTCACAACACCATAGGTTAAAAAATCAGTAAAGTCTGGAGGTTCTGCCCAACGATAAGTCTTTCCATCCTTGGTGAAATGAGTTACACCCTCATCGCAACTGATTTCATAAAACTGTTCTAGGTTCTGAAGGTCAGCAGTCTCACAAACGATCTCAGCAGTAACAGGCTTCTCAGCAGCTGTGCCACGCTTTGAGGTCAATGGCGGTCCATACTCGGTTGCAAACTCATCCCAATTCTGGGCAAGTTTCCTTACACGAGAACCAACTCTAAAATCAGGCAATGAACCCCAATCAGGCATTTGATCTTACCTCAACTTTGGAGACAGCTTAGAATTGCGTTTATCTAGAGCACGACTAACAGGGCTGTTTCTTTCAAGAATTGAACGAGCCAGCATGTTCTCAAAATCAAGAACAGTATTGCCATTGTTATCTTCCTGTTGGGACATCCTTGTTCCATGGTTATTTATGATCACACCAGAGCCACGTTCATCTTGTCCTTTTCTAGCCACATTAACTCTCTCTCCTGGTGATGCTCTAAATGCCACTACCTTGTTATCAATTCCACCAGAACCCGGAACTGTGAATGCGCCGCCTTTAGCAAAGCCAAACAGGGAACCAAAATTAAATCCTCCTCCTGCTTGGCTGGGAGATACAGAGCCACCACCAAACATTTGCTGGAAGGCTGCATTCAGAGCCATCTTGGTTAGCTGTTTAGAAAGGTCAGTGAATGCAGTGCTGAGATTAAAGGTGCCATCAATAGCCTGATCAAGCCAACCTTGCACAGCCTCACCAAAGGCGGCATTCATATCATCGCCCAAGGTTTTTGCAGCATCACTAGTGGATTTGAATTCATCCTGTAGCTGAACGACTGCACGTTGATAGGTATCACTATTGATTGCACCCGCTCGCCACAAGTCATTTAGCTTACGAATTTCAATCTGATAATTTTCAACAGCATTCCTAGTCTTGTCAAAAACAGCAGCACCTTCAGACATAACCTTATTTCTAGCAGCGGCCTCTTCAGACAAAAGTTTCCTTCTGGCAGCGATGCTCTCTGTACTTTCAACTATAGGCGCTGGCAATTTCGCAGGAGGCAACTTGAATGTTTCAATAGAATTGAGCAGTGAATCAACATCAGCCTGAGTTGCTTTAATGCTTGTATCCCAAACACCTTCAACTTTCTTGCTAGCATCTTCCCAGTGCTTCGCCCATTCTTCTGGAGCAGAGGTAAGCAATCCTGGAGTAGTCTGAAAAGCATTCCATCGAATAGCAATCGTTTCAAAAACCTTACCAGCAAATTCTAAGATTCTAACAAAATCTTCAAGTTCAGTTTTCAATCCAGATATAAATGCTCTAGCTCCATCACCACTCTTAACCCATTCAAGAAAACTGTTACTCAACTCAGTCATCTGCGGTAAAAATTCCATCACCAAGAGATTTACGAAACCTTGCCCAGAGGCTTTCAATCTATCAATGTTGTCATTGAACTGATCAGCTGCTACGGAAGCTTCCTGAGAAACTACAAGGCCAAAGTGCTCAGCTTCTGCAGTAGCAGCTAACAAACCTTCCTTACCTTGATTGAGAAATGGTATCCAATCCTTACCAGCACGGCTGAATAGAGCCAAGGATATTGCTATCTTGTTAGCTCCATCCTCCATCCTTGAAAACTTATCAGCGACATCGGCAATGATTTCACTTGTCGGCCTAAGTTGTCCATTAACCCCAAGGACATTAATACCCATCGCTTGTAAAGCGCGACTAGCATCATTCGTTCCACCACCGGCAATCTCAGCCAAACTCTTAGAAAGCCGACCAGCACCAAGAGACAATTCCTCAAGACTTAATTCAGAAAGACCGGCAGCATATTCCAACTTAGAAAGTTCTTCAACTGGAATGCCGATCTTCTGGGAAACTTTACCCAATTCATCTATATGATCAGTTGTTGACTTTAATACAGTAACCAGCCCTGCCAGCGTCAAGGAGGCTCCAGCAGCAGCAGCAAAGCCTTTAATGGCACCAGAAAGCCCGCCAAGAGTTGACTGAGCCTTCTTGGCACCATTTACAAATTGCGCACTATCAAGACCAAGCGTGACTCTTAATGCACCAATCAAATCTCCACCAGCCATCTATTTCTTCTTCCTTTCAGCCCAAGCCATGACTTTATTGAACTGCTCTTGCCAGCTGATTTTCTTTTTCTTCTTATCAGCAATTTCAATCATCAATGTTTTCAGCTTTGGCATTTTGTTAACGCGATGTAATTTTGCAGTATGCCAAGCAAGCCATGCCAACTCGTTGCGCTGTCTTATCTGCTTCTTGACCGCAGCTTCAATCTCACGCAATACCTCAACAGGACAAAGGTTCCAGAAGCGTTCAGAATTTAGACCCATCTCGCACCAATCAGAATGCAATCCAGGCCAATCCCAACCCGCTTCTTTATCTAAGGGTTTGGTTCGGCACCCTTAGCCTCCTGAGGGAAGGCGAGACGAATGGCTTCAAAGACTTTAGTCATCACATCAACAGCTGATCCTTTAGCAATCAATTCACCAGCCGCTTCTATATTTATTTCTGGATGCTTGACGTTAAGTCCTGCCCAAAGGAGTGCTCTCATAGTCTTTAGACGCAACTTGTTTATATCACTTAGACCACCAATAATTTCGGTGATGCTTTTATCAAGCACATCTTCCAATGAGCATAACGCATTCACTGTGAAGCACAGAGTATAGGTCGCGCCATCAATTGACAACGCAACCTCACCGCGATATTTGTTGCTCATTATGCAGCAATGACCGGGATAGTCTCAGCCGAGGTCGCAGTAGCAGCACCTTGGGTATTGGTGCCAGTGACTGCGACTGTGAGATTGTCTCCAATATCTCCGACCACCGGAGTATATGTCTGAGATGTAGCAACACCGATATTGACACCTTCACTCTTCCATTGATAAGTGAATGCCGGAGCACCTGACCAAGATCCAGCATAAGCTGTAAGAACAACCCCAACCTGAGGCAATCCAGAAATCGAAGGTAGAACAGAATTCACAGGAGCAGCAGCAACACCTTGAGCAGGATTGCCGGACACCTTGAATGTAACGCTGGCAGTCATCCTGTCATCAACAGGAATTGACCGTTCATAAGCCTCGCGTACCCCAGTGAATGTCAAGGTAACACCATTAGGAAAGGTGATCTTACAAACTTTCTTAACACCGCGTGCTGCTTGAAGAGCAAGATCAGATGCAGATCCAGGTACAAGGTTCATTTCAAACGTCATTGAACCCATATCTGACAAGCCAGGAATATATTCACGAGAATTGTCCGGACTTCCATAATGAGTTGCCTCTACTGTTTCATCTTCAGCAGTCGGCGGTTCCATATTAAAGATTTCAGCAATGGCGGTGAAAACGGTTGGCGTGGCAATATCTGCCATTTCAAAAGTCGTTCCAAGGCCAATATCAGCGTCTGTGGTCATTTGCTTTAGGCTCCTTTGTGCCAGATTAAAAAGTCAAGAGAAACGCGATAGAGTTTGTCGGGAGTGTCAGCATCTTCAAAGATGTCCCGCTCACCATCTAGAAAGAAACGGAAAACATATCCCGAATGAGTAACTCTTACTCCACTCAATCGAGCTTCTACTGCTCTTGCTACTTGCTTTGCACTACCATAATTCAAGCCATAGCAATCAACTTGAACCCGGCTTTCAACGAAGCCATTAGCTCCTTGAAAATTCATAGAACGATTTCCACTGATCCTTGTCAACGTTACATAAGGTTTATTCAATGACTGCCCGGCTTGCAGCCAATGTATCCTTGTGCTGAGCAAACTTGATAATCCCGCAGCAGCAAGAAGATATGATACAAGAGCCTCTTCCATTTTGAATTATCCCTTTGCCCGTTTGGCTGCCACTCGTTTTGCTGTCATGGCAATTTCTTTACCAAGGTCAGCACCAATAGATTTAAGAACCTGATGCTTTTCTGCATCCCATGCTGGCCTACCAAAGGATTGAGCGCTGTGATTTATGTTTCCAAATTCTTGCTGCATTCCTGCAGGAACATTGGTTCCAATATAAACCTCTGCGAAAAATTTGCCTTCTTTCCTGACCGCTTTTGTTTGGCTCTTGTTCAATCTAGTTCCAACAAATATTGAATTCTTTAGATCATGACCACCCGTTTCAGGATCATCAGGAGCCAGTTGCATCATATGATCAGCAACAGGTTGTCCAGCCTTCTTAGCCACTCTTACCAAGACAGCTTTAGCACTAGCCTTTGGCAGTTCCCCTAATGCCCGATCAAGCTCTCTGAACCCTGACGTTCTTATATTCCCTGTCATGGAGCTTCTGCCCTAGCAGATGCTGTGATCTCTAATCCCTCTCTCCGGCCAATTTCTTTCACACCAACAATATCATAAGTTCTTCCTTCATAGGTAACACGATCACGAGTATCAAGATTGGCAACAGCAACAGTATAACTAATTTGAAATCTTGTACTGATGCTTGAAAAAGTCTCACCAGCCCTAAACCGCTCCCCATCACTTATCGACATCACTCGCGCGGGAACCCGTTTCAACAATCCCCAAGCCTGAGTTGGTGCATTGAAATCATCATTTGAAAGCGTTGCTCTTTCAATGTCAATATATCTATCTAGCTTTCCGGCCGGAAACATCAGGCTGGCTCCATTAAAATATTACGATTATCAAGGAAGGCAACTGTGCGATAATCAGAAAGGAACATTTCAACTTTTGTTCTTGCAGCATCATCCAGAACTTCAACAAGCAGCTTGGGCTTGCACTTATCAATAAGTTTCATTGCTCCTTTTAGTACGTTCATTTCATAACGCTCAACATCAATCTTGATTACAGAGACATCGTGATATTTTATTTCATCCAGGGAAACAGTAGAAACCTCCATGCTGGCTCTACTCTTTCTAAGAATGCTGGCTCCACTCGTCAAATGAACCTCGTCATTGTAACCGATCCTGGCCACTCCAGCCTTGTCCGATGCTGCTGCTTCGATAACATAAATATTCTTAGCTCCATTTATTTCTATATTATATTTAAGTCGCCTAACCATCACAGACATAGGTTCTATTGCTATCACTCTATATACCCCTAGCTTGCTGGCAGATATAGAAAACAAACCAGAATAAGCTCCGACATCAATCACACTCGATCCAGGCTTACAAATTTCAGACCAAGCCATAAGGCTATCAGGCTCAAAAGGCTTCCCACTGATAATTGATTTACAGATACGGTCATCATCAATCAGCTGAACAGAAACTTGTCCTACTGGGATTGTTAAACGTGCCATTCATCCTTTATCCATTTTTGCTCACAATTGTGAGGCTTGTGTATTCCCGCAAATACTACCACTGAGCAGCCTTCAGGTTTCTTTTCTGTTATATTTCTATAACCAAGAAAGAAGCCTTTTGGTAAGACGTCCTGGAGTAAATCAGCATCAGGGCAAATCAATTCAATTGCCCGCTGATCGCCGTATCTTCCGGCCTTATCCATCCATTCTTTTTTCTTTGCCATAAATCCATGATAAATTTCTTCACCAAAGCCCGGAGCTATAGACATCACACAAGAACCATAAGAACAAGGCCAATCAATTCCAGCTGCACGAGTAAAGTTTGCACAAACAGCGAAATCAGTTTTCAATATAGCTAGTGGCAAGATATCATCACAGATCACACTATCAAGATCAAAATAAAGTATTTGTTCATCGCTGTAATAAGAAAACTCAAACAGAGTCATCTTTCCCCACCATCCTATCAGATCAGGATCAGAAATTTTTACAGTCTCAACTCCTTCAAGGTCTTGTGGACGATCAGTCAAGCAAATGAAAGAATGATGAATTGACAAATGCCGTTCTACCATGGCTTTTAATTTATAGACATAATCAACTGGATATTTGTTTCCAGTTCTAACACAAGCAATGATCAAGATGCTGATCCTTGATAATTGATCAATGACTTTTTATTTATTTCTCCATACAATGAATCTTGACAATACCTCTTTACAGTATATCCATTCTGTGCAGCTTCCGAAAGATATTTGTCAAACAGTTGCATGATATCATTCCGCGGATGCATCTTAAAGGTTCCATTAAACCAGTGCGATCTACCTTCCTTTGCCAATCGCGGAACAGCATAACGCAAATGAGGTTGAGTGCTCATGTCAGTATAATGCAGAGCCTTAATTGATGGATCGCTTAACGACTTACCTCCTCCATCACAACAATTCCAATCTCCTTCAAATGCTGAAGTCAAGGATGGATGAGTTGACATGAACTGAACCATCTGAGAATGAGAACTTGGATCAGATTTCAGTTTTTCAATATCACCTTGCTTGCTGAATGCCTTGCAATTCCACATGCTCACACAATAGCGCCAGGAGCCGCCACCTTTAGCAAGGACAAACTTATCTTCTGGAATTTCCTGATGCCAAAGCTCAGCCAAATCTGCCAGCACAATGACATCACTATCCATATAGATACCCTTCCCATTGTACCCGCAACGATTAGGTATCACCCAACGGAAACCAGAGAAAGGGGTTGCCCATTGCTTTGTCTGCCAGCCTTTATCACCATCCGAGTACCAAGGAGATGCAGGGTCTCGGCTGAGTTTCATCCATTCTATTTTAAAAGGCTCGCTGCAATGCTTTTTAATAGACCATTCAAGAACAGCTTGGCTCTCTGCATCCTCATGATTAGGTGCGCATCCAACAAAAACCTTGATCATGAATATGTCCTTAATTGAGCAGCAAGAAATTCAAATGTTAGGGGAACCTTATAAGCCTCTTCACCAGCAACAGGCTCCCGCATATTATACCAATGACCAACTAAAAAGAGAACAGCCATCTCAGCAGTAGGAGGCAATATCAAACCTAAATCACCATCTGATCCTCCACCAGCAGCATAACCAGCCTCAAACTCAACAGCGATTGGCATACTTCTTGTTGACAGGATTGGCGAACTGAAAGAAGTCTCATAAAAGAGATCAGCACCTGTTGATGTGCGCTTCCAATAATAATCTGTACCTAGAATAGTCTGTTCAGCATTATTCACATCAAGATATTTAATGCTGAGAATATTTCGAATAGGAAATACAGGAATTGATAATGGCCAGCAGTCACTATAATAACGCCACGTTGAACGGCGCAATATCAAGCCGGTAGAATGTTCAACCGCCTTAGTAGCTACCTCTATCAATTGTGCAAGATCAATGCTGGACTCACTATCATATATGCGAAACCTTTCCATAGCACGAGCCACCGTGACCACTGGAATATTCCCATCAGGAGCCGTTACAAGTGTCAACATGCCAATGCCCTTTCAAGGTTCATCTTTGGATAGGATTTCAGTGCAGAAATTTCTGAGCAATTAACCACTTCAATCTCTAGCCCTTCAAGAGTAAGAGCAGCTTCATCTATAACTCTTCTCCACCGCGCAACATTCCCATCAGTAGGGTTGCCCATCTTTTCAGGATGAGGGCCATGCCAATGAACCCCTAGATCAAGTCGCATATCATACCCAATTAAAATAATCTTCTTAACCCCGAATTGAACTGCCAGATTGAGAGCATGAAATCCCCCATTGCCGCCCCAGCCTATAGTTCCGAACTCACTCACAAGAAGATGATCAAGGTTCCTCTGAACATTGATGCTTTCTATTTTCCATTCCTTTAGATTTGGGTGATGATCAGAGCAAATCTTTAATCCTGAAAACTCTGGAACTCCATTAAATGAATTCCACCACCGATAATCACAAGCATAAAGAACATCAGCCCATGGCGTCAGTTGCCATGAGTTATTTATTGCGATGATCTTTGCCTTCCCCTCTTGGTGCTTTTGTTCAAGGAGGTTGAAGTCATGGGTTCTGGCTGTGGGTCCACCTGCGACAATGGCAACACTTTGGCCGCGCCAATCGGGCCACCACCTAGGCGAACAGGAAAAGGGTCACTGGCTCCTGATTTGCCACCTATTGTCGGAACAATCAAACCTTTCTTTTCAAGCTCAACTGCTCTTGTATCTGACACTTCAATTACATTACCTTCTTGAACAATCCTATTTCCTTTATCAAGAAATGGACGCAGAACCTTAACCTTCATTTGAATTTTCCTTTCTGATTAAAAGTGGCTGACCTCTTCTCACTCCCGAAAGAAAAGATCAGCCGTTCTACCTAATCCTAGGGAACTAGGTAGTAGCAGTCATCGCACCATAGATAAACGCCTGAGGACGGAACACAGCCAGAGCAACCCGCTCTTCACAGCGAATTGTGATCATGTTCTTTTCAAAGTCATCATTGTTTTCGGTTGCGACCTCAACATTGATTTCTTCACGATCATAAAGTTGAGCACCATCACGAAACGCACCGACCAAAAGTTTGCCAAGCATGGCAGTGATTTCGGTTGGAACGATAGGAAGTCCCCAAAGGTTAGGAGTTGCCATACGCATGGGGTTGGACCAAATGTATTGACCAGTACTGTCCTTGGTCAATTCGATCCGCGCCCAATCTGTATAATGAAGAACAATACCAGTCGCGGGCAAACGAGCCAGCTGAGATTGCAGCATCGCCAAACGAATGTCATCAATCATCGTGTGATTAGCAGCAACAAAAGCATGACTGTAAGCTGTCGCCTGAGGAACGATCCCATGGAGATGGATGCCGGTTCCATCACCAAAAAGAATTTCCTGTTCTTCAGCATACTTCAATCCATAACGCAACTCACGATCAATATCAGTCCGCAGCATGGCAAAGTCAGCCAAGATCTGTTTCGATGCCTTGAACAAATGTGCAATGGTAGTAACCGGAGTCATCACACCATCATAGGCAATAGTAGAGGTCGGCTTAAGACTACCTTCACTGACCACCGCAGCATTGTTGGTAAAGCCCGTCTGACGGACCCAGAAGATTGCCGGAGCACTAGTCTGTCCAACATTCAAAAGGTCTCGAACAAACAAACGCTGAACAAGGCGCGGAAGGAAGGGAGCGACCTGAGGCTGAATAATACTAGGTTCAGTCACAGGAAAATCAAGGCTAGTGATTGCTTGCTTAACTCCAAAACGGAACTTACCCTGTCCGCCGGAGTTAACATATGATGCAGCAAATGCCTTGAACTTATCATCTTCAATCATCTGATGGCCAACAGAACGAGATAATCCATTACCAGGAAGACGACGCTTGCTAAGTTCCTGTTCAAGAGAGGTCAAACGAGCTGACAACTCATTCTTCTCTCCAGTCAGTTTCGTTTGCTCAACAAGAAGCTTATCCACTTCACTTTTTGTTTCTGTGAGAAGCTGCCCCTTGTTCTGAACCTCCTTCATGGCGTCTTCAGCTTTCTTGGAAAGTTCATCAGACTTTTTGTTAAAAGCCTGAGTGATTTCAGCCAATTTATCACTGACAGCCTTAACGTCAGCCATCGTAGGAGCAGAGGGTCCATCCATGCGAGGCATGATCATAACGCCACGAGGGATGTGCAGTAAGGGGCCAGAGGCTCCAATGTTAATCAATTTAGATTTTTCCATTTTAGACATTCCTTTATTGCTGGGTTGATATAGAAATTTCACTCAATTGGGCGAGCAGCCCTTGGTCAACACCAGCGTTTTGCGTGGCGTCATCGGCAGCGTTTTGCGTACCGGATTTGAATGCGTTCAAAAGTTTTGTTCGTTCTGTTCTGGTTAATCCTGCCTTAGCAAGCATTGCATGGATGCGAGCAGCAGCATTTATATTCCCTTCAGTCGAAGCCTTTGTATCCTTCTTTACCTCATCAGCAGACAAAAGAGAATTAGCAAAGCCCTGTTCAACTGCTTCAGAACCATTGATCCACGTTTCCTTATCCATCATCTTGGCAATTGCTTTTTCATCCATGCCTGTTTGTGCAGCGTAAATTCCAACAGACACCTTGTCAAACGGTTCCAGCCAATCAGCAGCCTCCATCATATCATGCCGGTCACCCATCACCACAATCCAAGTGTTATGGATCATAAGGAACCCTGCTTTGGCAATTTGGATTTCATCGCCAGCCATAGCAATAACACTAGCTGCTGAAGCAGCAAGACCAAGCACCTTTACCTTGATGATTCCCTTGTGTTCTCGCAACAGATTATAAATTGAAAGTCCTTCAAAAAAGTCTCCACCTGGACTATTGATATGGACTGTGATATCCTGATCACTGCCAATTGATCTTAGCGCAGCTGATATCCTTCTTGCTGTTACACCTTCACCAAAAAAGTCAGGGCCAATCGCACCAAGTATTGAAATAGTATGATCGTCATCCTTTTCCGCTGAACGCAAGTCTCCCTGCCATCGACCTAGAGCAGATGGCGATATATCAGAGGCAACCCCTTTGAGCATTGAGATCGCAGGAACTGCTGGAAGATTTGTGCGGATACTCATGCTGCTTTCCTTTCATCAATTAAATAGGTTCTTACAATTTGTCTTATCTGATCAGCTTGCTCTGATTGCTTTTGATCAGGTGGAGCTTCACCTAATTTATCAAGAGGCACTAGGTTTGATTGAACAGTTAGATCATCTCCGCCATCAACAGTCTTATAGTTGTCAATCTTCCTAAGCTCATTCCTAGTCCGCAATCCATTCTGAGCTAAAGTGGACATGAGACTGGCTCGCGCGGCGCTATCTGCCCGGAGCAATCCTTCAAAGTTGAATTCAAAATAAATCCCATTCTTCGCATCAGCAACAGGCATTAATCTAAAATTAACTGCTGACTCTATCCTTTTCAGCTTCGCTCTTAATCCAAGCACAAGCCAGCCAAGAATAATTTGTTCAACGCCACTGCCCCACATCGTCTGTCCAGCGCCAGAATGGCCAATCAGAATCGGTGGCACACCCATCCACCGGCAAATATCCTCAACATTAACCCCTCTGGACAGAACCATCTCAGCATCACGAGGGGTTATGTTGAAAGTTTTCCAGTCAAATTTTGGCGGCAGAATAATAGTTCCACCTTCCGCCTTTGCTCCTTCACCCTTCTCAACGTAGTTTTTAATGAACGAATTACGCTGATCAGAATTCATTTCTTCAGGCGCAACAAAATAACCCTGAGCTCTTAATCCTCTACTATACACTCGCGCAGCTGCCCGCTCTGTCGCCAGTGATGCTCCAACAGACCTAGCAGCATACTCCACCGGACTAAGCCCCACATCCTCATCATTGGGAGCGAAGCCTTTTATATGAAAGACCTTATCCTGTGGGAGGATATAAGTCTTGCCACGGTCATAGAACTTGTATTCGATATTGTTTTTATCATTGCGATAAACCGAAATTTGCTCAACTGGCAATGGAAGAAGACTCACCAATCTATTGCCAATGTATTTCTTTTCTGAAAATGAATTCCCATGGGTACACAAAGGAGCTATGCGACCTTCCCAAAACTCCACTGGAGTTTGATCTGAATTCGGGCGGTCATGCAATAGATCATAAAGAAAATGACCATCCAGAGCTTCCCTGTTGTCACCTTTCTTCTGATAGATACCCAAAGGCAAAGTGGCAATAGTCTCGCTAATAAGCCGCACAGCTGACCACCAAGCAGACAGCTTCAAAGCACCATTAGCTGATACGTTTTCCAGCGTATCATAATCAGTGCCAGCAATGCTCCGCCATTTTTCAATACCTTCTGTAACTGATAACCGGCCAGTCAGCCAACGCCATAGGGCCATTATGTCACCATCATCGCTGGAGTGTTCAACCAATCATCAAGATTAACCCTTGGCTTAGCTTTTGGATTCTTGCTCATAAGCATGAAGGCATTAAACAAAGCGATCAGAGGATCGATCTTTGCCTTACCAGCAGTCTGTTTCGTTATCAATGTGGCATTCCCTCTTTGCTCAGCCCTTGCATTGCCAACACAATAGATCATCAATGCTGAGCCTGAGTGAACCAAAGTCTTGTCCTTTAGTTTTCGTTCCATTCCCCAAGAGGCCGGAGATAGAGCAGAACCTTGCTTGATCCCGGTCACAGGACCATTCTGCTGGCCTGTATAAATATGCCGCGAAGCAAGATCATCAATGATTGCTGAAATCGAATAAGGGTCAAGCCCAACCCCATCTTTTTCCGGCAGCAGCCCCAACAGGAATATTTTTTCAATGATGTCACATAATTCAATAACGTCTCGCTGTACCTGATCCTTGGTGCAGATAGTAAGGTCGCCATCTCTAGCAAAATCTTCCAGCTTCTCAGCTATATCCTTGCGCTTTTCAAGAACATCAGTCTGTGCCCATGCATGGGCCCAAGCCATCCACACCTTTGTTTCCTTATGCCGGCCAATCACACCAAGCCCAAGAAGGTCATCTAGTCCGCCGCCATCAACCCCAATCGTAACAACATCTGATTGCTCAAGCAGGATATCAAGATCACCAAGGCTTTTCTCTTGAGCACCCAGCCAGTAATCAGCGCCACGCCACCGGCGGTCATGAAGCCCCATTCCGATTTCAATATTCAAATGCTGCGAAGCCCATCGCCTCTCCTCTTCCTCACCCTTCTCAAGAGCTGCCTTGTAATCAGATTTCAGCCGCTTGAGGGTAATGGACTTATCAAGGTTTGGCAGAACATAATACCAGATGGATGGGTCCTGCCAAATCTTCTCCTCTGATCTTTGGACCTCTTCAGGGAACTCATAGATCAATGGTAACACCCTGCTGTCCTTAATCTTCCCATCCCTAACACCACGAGCATAATTAAGCTCTGAAAGAAATACTCCTGATGGAGGAGAATCAGACTGAGTTGTAATAGTTATCATGAAGGCTTCAGAATTAGAGATCATGCCGCCACGCAACTGTCCAATAAGCCTGGAAGCGAATGACATCGAACTCATAATGTGAAGCTCGTCTAATAGCAGCCCTGCCCATTTACCGCCAGTTGCAACTAACAGATCAAAGGTCTTAACCTTCAGAGTTGCTTCTGTCTTTCGATCCACAATTGTCTTCAAGTGGTCTCGCACATGAAAACGCGTCTGCAAAAAATTATCAGGATCAGCATTGATCATTCCTGCAGCCTGATTAAATGCCAGCTCTGCAATCTCATGCGTAGGCCCTACAAGTCCGAACTCAGCACGCGGTCGCAGATTCATAAGCAGTGCTGTAATCATTATCGCCGCGCCACCAGTAGTCTTGCTGCTCTTCTTAGGGACCATCGCAAAGACTTCAGGGACGTGCCGCTCATAGCCTTGATCAAGACTGCCAAATATAGGCCGGACAATATCGCGCTGCCACTCTCCTGCAGCTTCTTCCAGGGTTGGCTGATCTGGAACATCAGGCAATCGCAAGCGATTAAATATTTTGACTGCCCGATCAGCCTCTTTACTGTTCAATAGAGGGAGAGCAGGTAGCAAGGATTTCCTAAGCCTCAAACGTTCAGACCAGTCAGGGCAAGAGAAATCCCAAGGAGAAATTTTCATACAACATCATCCCATCCTGAACCCTTGTGCGCGGTCTTTGCTGCTCGGTTCAGGGCTTCTTTTTTACCGACAACTTTTTTCTTGATGACTGGAGGAGGAGGCCCAGGCCTATTCTTGATCTTGGTTGCTCTATTATGCATGAATGGTAAGAGCTTCAAGGCAAGCTCCTGGGTCCGATTGCTATCTAGTTTAGGATCATTGATCATGTCCAAAAGAATTTCTAAAGGCGATCTTTGCCCAGATTTAATCCGTACATAGACCTTGCTGACCTGCTTTTTAGCAGGTAGATAATGCT